ACAGAAGTCAGCTAATCCAAAAATATTAATAGGAGGATGTGGTTTTTCCTATGGTTATAGGGACCTTCCCACGTGGCCAAAGGTGTTAAAAATCTGTGGTCTAAACATTACTGACTTAACAGGCCCTGGAATCACAAACGGGCTAATTTTAAATTTGCTGATCACAGAGCTTCATAAAAATCATTACAGTCATGTGATCTGCCAATTAACAAATCAAGGAAAAGTAGACGTAGAGCTAAATGCAAAAAATAAAAAGTTAATGCAAAATGACCCTATACGGAATTTTAAGTTCCTCGACAAATACTGGCCTAGTAGCACAAGTAAGAATCACGAAGCTAAAAAATTGTACTATGATTATCTATACAGTCCAGGAATAGAAGAAAAAGACCTAATAATAAAATTACTTTATCTACAAAAACTATGTAAAGAAGCAAAAACAAACCTCTTTATATTTCAAGCCACTGCGATAAATTGGAAAGATCCCTTGCATAAAAAAATTAACATAATGAAAAATTTCAATATGTTAGATGATTATAAAGATAGTACCTACTATAAACATCATGATCATAATGACAAACGAGATAAGCCCAATAAATTTTATCAAGTTCATTTTGCTGAAAAAATTAATTCACTATTCCTAAAACAAAAAATAAACGAAAAATTAAAAAAATTAAAATGAAGGAAATTTATATATTAAATGTAAGCGGTGGGCACGGTCATTTCTTACAATGGATACTAGATAAGTTTTGTATATCTACTCCCGCAATACATAAATTGCCTTTTAGTCGGCATGGCGCCAGCCATGAAAATTACAAGACAAGCGGAAAGTTTATTTTCATAGATGATCCTGACGTAGAAAATTTTCTTAGCACGAACCATAACAAGGATGTTATCCTTATAACTATTGACAACGAAATTTTATACTGGGAAAGATCTTGCATCTATAGGGCGGGTGGTGCCGGCACGGACCTATTTGACGAATATTCAGTAGCAAATTTTTTAGCCAAAAACGGATCAAATTTTCCAAAATTTTGTAGTGATAATAATATGTCTATCAAAGAAGGATACAAGTTTGCTTTTATGGACTTGGAAAATTCCGGAGCAAGGACACTTGATAATAAACGGAAAATGTATGCTGGGATTGAAAACAATAGTGTCGAGTATTTCCCAATTTCAAATTTTATGAATTGTGAACACTTGAAAAATGCCATCATAAGGGTAGCGGACAAATTTAAATTTAAATTAGATCTTGAAGATTTTGATCCTATGTATGAAATATGGTTAGAGCAAAACACAATATTAAAGACACATGACGCCACAAGGCAATTTTTAGCCGGTAAAACTTCAGTAAAATTAGATGTATTACAACAGGCATACGTTGACGCACAAAAAAAATAATGCTATAATTAGGTAATGTCTCATATATTAGTAGATACAGCAAATACATTCTTTAGGGCAAGGCACGTAATTCGCGGTGATACCAGTGAAAAAGTCGGAATGGCTATTCACATCATGATGAATTCAATTAAAAAGGCATGGCAGGATTTTGATGGCAAACATCTTGTGTTTTGTCTAGAAGGCAGATCATGGCGTAAAGATCACTACGCCCCATACAAAAGGAATAGGAAAGAAATGGCAGACGCCATGACAGAAAAAGAAAAAGAAGAAAATGAAGTGTTTTGGGAGTGTTATGATGATTTTTGTGATTTTATTAGGACAAAAACAAATGCCACGGTACTTAGGAACGGGAGAACAGAAGCGGATGACTTAATCGCTCGTTGGATAGACAAACACCCAAATATCAACCATGTCATAATTAGCACAGATAAAGATTTGAATCAATTGGTGGCAAATAATGTCAAGCAATACAACGGTGTCACTGAAACTACACTGACTAACGAGGGATGGTTTGACAATAAAGGTAAGCCTGTTATAGATAAAAAGTTAAAGGCACCAAAACCTGCACCAGACACAGAATGGCTTATATTTGAAAAAGCAATGAGAGGAGATCCAAGTGATAATATTTTTAGTGCTTATCCAGGTGTGCGAACGAAAGGAACTAAAAATAAGATAGGACTACAAGAGGCGTTTGCTGACCGAAAAGAAAAAGGCTACACGTGGAACAATCTGATGCTGACAAAATGGGTTGATCATGACGGCAAAGAACACAGAGTGATGGAAGACTACGAGAGAAACAGATTGTTAGTTGATTTACATGCACAGCCAGATGCAATCATAGAAGAGCTAGACCAAACTATTGCACAGGCAAAAGCGGAAAACAAAAGTGTGGACCAAGTTGGAATCAGATTTATGAGGTTTTGTAGCAAATATGATTTAAATAGAATTAGTGAGCAGGCACAACTTTACGTTGAGCCATTTAATGCGAGGTTACAAGCATGACAGTAAGAGCGAAAACTTTAGTAAAAGATAAATTCTGGATAGTGGAGCAGAATGGCCAAAAACTTGGCACACTGCAAAAACAAGAAGACAACGGATGGACTTTTTTAAGTAAAACTGACAAGCGACAAGTGTTCCATACCCAAGATAGTTTATTCAGCAAATTTGGTTTCGGTCTATTTGACACTTCCAATGTGATCAAACCAGAAGAAGAAGTGCAAAAAGACAATTTTGATGTCCATGGTTTTCCGTGTAGTCAACACCCTTACAACCCAATGTTTGATGTTCAAAAACAATTGCCGGTCTACACAAAAACGCCAAAGAGCAAAAGCCAATTTTGTGCAGGATATTATATCATTTGTTTTGAAAAAGGTTGGCGAAAGGCTTATTGTCCAAAAATGATCACACTTTCAAGATATAAATTTAAGGGTCCAATGAAAACAAAAATAGAAATGCAACAGGTGTTAAACAATGCAGTCAAAGAGTTCCAAGATTCAAACTAGGCCCATTGAGGACTTAATAGGGCGTATAAGAACATTGCGTCAAAAAGGTGAAAGACAAATCATTCTACAGGCCAAAGAAGCAGACCAATTGGCTGATAGTTTGACGCAAGTAATGACGCGAATGGTCACCATACAAGAAGAAATCATAGAAGCACTTAAAACCGCCAAAGAAGCCCAGACTATAGACATTGAAATGGACGGCGGAGAGTTCAAGTCCAAATAGCATAGCACAATTTTTGGTAAATATAGTTGTATAGATTTACAATTATGAGCAGACCAAAACCCACAGTGTTGTTACAACACAGCAATAAATCCACCTTCAAAATGGACGAAGTCCTAGCGGCTGAAGGCATATGGGCAGTGTTCTACGACGGTAAACCAATCAACTTGAAGTCTTCGAGTTTGGTGGCAAATTACCCAGGCCCAAAATATAAGAAAGTATCATTCTCCAATCCAGGCCATGCAGAGAATCTAGCCAAGAAGCTTAACGCACAACACAACACGGATAAGTTTGGTGTCTATCTTTTAAAGTCCGGCGAAAAATTCAGTAGATAATTAACTTTAACATGGACCGTAAGACAGCCTATACCCGAACCTTCATGGAATTGTTGGAACAACCAATACATGACGAAACAGTGAAGAACAATTACTATTCATGGTGGCAGAACGTTCGTGAAAGTTATCAAGCAAGGTCACTCCGCCTTACCAAACAAGGGCTACTGATGTTGGAGAAAATAGATCTTAAGACCTACCAAATCAAATTTCCAGCGAAAGTGATATTCACACCCCAGACATACCTTTGGTTGGATGAATTTGTTGACTGTCCTTACTTTGTTGACAAAAAACAAATAATTGTTACCATGGAAAAAATGGCGTTACAATTGATGCTTTTTGCTGGAGATATAACAAAATACGGTTTAGCCCGGGCTATGAGTAAAATGGACGAACAAAAAAGCCAATAAAATTGCGACTTTTTTTAGCATTTACCAGGTTGACGTAACACATATTTCTGCTATAATCTTAGTATAAACATTTTAAAACAGGAGTGTACAAAAATGCCAAAAACAAAAAACAAAGAAGCCGCAGTAGGCTCGCAAAATAGAACGGTATCACCAAACGAGGCCAAGTCAGCTCTCACACATTGTATTAAATTACAGAGACCAATAATGATGTGGGGTGCACCGGGTATTGGAAAATCAGATATAGTAAAACAAATTGCAGATTCGGAAGGTAGAGAAGTAATTGATATAAGACTGCCTTTATGGGAACCAACAGATATTAAAGGTATACCTTACTACAATTCAAAGGAAAATAATATGGTTTGGGCAAGTCCGGCTGAATTGCCAACAGATCCAAAATCAACCGCAGTTGTATTTCTAGATGAATTAAATTCGGCGGCTCCGGCAGTACAGGCGGCCGCTTATCAGCTTATTTTAAACAGAAGAGTAGGTCAATATCATCTGCCAAAAGGTGTGTCAATTGTAGCGGCAGGTAATAGGGATAGTGATAAAGGTGTTACATACAGAATGCCTGCTCCTTTGGCAAACAGATTTGTCCACATCGAACTAAGAGTAGACTTTGAGGACTGGTTACAATGGGCAACCAATGAACACATACATTCAGACGTGGTTGGTTATTGCACATTCGCAAAACAAGATTTATACGATTTTGATCCTAGAGGTAGTTCTAGATCATTCGCAACTCCTAGATCATGGAGTTTCGTAAGCCAACTTCTATCAGATGACCTGCCAGAAAGTACGCTCACTGACCTCGTTGCAGGTTGCGTAGGAGAGGGATTGGCCGTTAAGTTTATGAATCATC